TTTAAATCTTGTGTGGTAGCTTCACCACTACGTATTCTGCGTAGAAAGTCCTCTGTTACAAGGTAGTGTAGCTCGTTAAAACTGTCCTCGGTAGCCTTCTTAGGTATTACCCTTGGATTTGTCATTTTACTGGCCCCGTGCCTTTTCTTTCTCGCTGTTTGCGTTTCTTGTCAGCATCCATTCTTTGGCGTGGGCTTTGAAACCCCGGTGAGTCAAACTCTCCACCGGGTTGTTCTATTGGAGGCTGTTGTGGTTTCGGAGGCCTCATACGTGGCCCTTCTCTAAATCTTCGGATAGCTTCTCCAATGTCTTGTTTTTTCTTTTTAGTCATTATTCAAGTCCTAGTCCTTTCTTAACTATAGCTAGAGCCTTATCGTCTAGATCATTGTCTGTTTGTTCGACTAACTTTTCTAATAAGTCTACGACGAAGCCTTTAAACTTGTCACTTTTTAAAAATGTTAAGACGATTGGTTTTAGAATTGCTAGCATTTTGTTTAGGTAGTAATGTTTGTATTGGTACTATATCTGAGCATATGTGATATACTCTTGTATTAGGCCGTATAGCAAAGCCTCTTTGTTGCAGCTCTGCACACTTCAATGCTCGTACAAGCTCAAAGTCTAGCTGCATTTTTTCTTCTTGACGTTTAGCTATGCGTCTACATTGTCTAAGACCTTCTCTGTCTAGTGGCACCATAAAGTTAATCTGGAATCCCCAGTTCTCACTTATGACATATCCTTCTGGATCTCTAGGTTCAGTGTCATTGCCCATGTAGAACGGGCTAAATGTCATGGTTGACCCATTACATGCGATGTTTGGGCCGTAGTTTTGACGTGATGACGCACCGTTGTTTTGAAACTGCACGGCTTGGTTAGTCACATTGCCTGTAGCTGCTGCCACAGGATTAGAAGTATTGTTTGTTTCAGCGTATGCTGGTGTTACTGTGAGAATACAGAGAGCGATGTAGTGGTAGAGTTTATGGTATAGTTTGTTGTGGTATCCCACTGCTCTACTAAACCAGCTGCTCGGGTTGTTGTTTCTAGATTCCATGGTAACGTATTATCTGTTACTGAAAAAGTTGTACCAGTAGCTGTTATATCGGCTGATGGTGTGACGTTGCTGCCTGACCATGTATTTACAGCTGCACCATACACTTGTTTCTGCGTAACTTCTGTAATAGTTTGAGTGGTAGTTGTTGTACTGTTCATGCTACCAGTTGTAAACTGAGGTGTAACAGTATTTGCTCTTGCTATGCTGGGTGATAACAGAGCTAAGAGAAGAATTAGTTTCTTCATACTTTTGGTGTGTCTTGTTTTTTTGCCATAGGGCATGTAGGTGGCTTATTGCTACCATTTTTACCTGTAGTCAAACCGAATGTTGCTAGTGCCCCCGTAAAAACGCTTGCTACGAACGTGATATCGCTGTTGCCTGACTTTTTTACCATCGGTATTTCTACATAGTTTAGTGTAATAATAAACCCAGACCAGATGACTACAGCTAATCGCACAATAGCAGCTAGTATAGCCATCTGCTCATCATGGTCATCTATACCTTCTTTTATTTTTGTAAAGATACCTTTCTTTTTTTCTTCCATTTATCTATCTTGCCTTGTAAAAACTTTTGTACTCGTTTCTTGATTATGTCAAAGAAAGGCTGGGCAAGGGTGGTTGTAGCCACAGCTGCTACCGCCGTAGTTATGGCTGTAACCATAACTTCTGGTGACGGTAACGGCATTTGTATATCTATGATGGGTATATCTAACTTTCTTGTTTGAGGTTGCACCTCTTTGGTTTCTGCTGGTTGCGTCCCTTCTGGCTCGCGAAGATCGCTCGGAGGTACAACCAACGGTATGTAGGATGGAACATCTGCTGTAGGGAGAGGTATTGATGGGGTTTGTATAGTAGGAAAGGTGGGTATTTCCACTATGCCGCTACCTCCATAAGAGTAATTGTAGATGCACTTCTTGCATAATCATCAGTATCACTTTCAGTACCCACTCGGTTTAGATATACCGTTTGAGAAGCAGCTCCACCATGACTTAATCTTACGCTATAAGTAATTGCACTTGTACTACCAGCAGTATCTAAGTGTGTACCAGCAACATTATTACCTATAGTAGCTGCGTTTATACCAGCCATAAAAGAAACTCTTTGTTTATTGCCATCCGCATCACCGACTGCACTTGTTAAAACTGATCCCGCTTTGTATAGAGTTACATGCATCCTATTAGTGGATGAATAACCTAAAGAACAGTTAATTGTAATTAAAATTTTATTACTAGCATTTGTTGGTGTAATAGATAAACTCATAGCGTCATTACTATCTATTGTACCAGAAGCTAAAGAACCTGTAGAATATACATCTGTTTTTGTTGTAGAGACAACTTGAAGAATATTACCTGTGTTATTAGGAAATGCTACCTTACCATCTGAACTAAGCGTAATCCCGTCAGAACTAGCTGACGAGTTACGTATTGAGTCTACGATTATTCGTGACATTATTTACCCTCCTATGGTTTTGGGTTGTCTGCCTTTACCTTTGCAACGTGATCTTTCCATGTAGAGGTTCCGTTTACTGCGTCCCAATACTGCATGTCTAGCTGATCGCCTACAGAGGCGAAAGCTGCTGCTCTGTCAGATTTATATTTAATTGCTAATGCTGCATCGTCTATAGCTTTGCGAGCTGCTGCTACTTTGGCGTCATCAAGTGTTACCTTGTTGCCATCTTTGTCAAACGCTCCAGCGGAGTCGTCTATTGATACTACTGTGCCTTTATACGCAGAGTAAATTGCTTCGTGATCCATTTTGTTAAAAAAAAATAATTGTTTGTATGTCGATAACAGTTTATACTGCTATCTCCATAAGGGTAATAGTTGATACACTTCTCATATAACTTGAACTATCAGAATTAGTACCTGATTGGTTTAAATATAAAAATCTAGTACTACTTTGACCATGAATTAATCTTATGTCATAAGTAATCGCACTTGTACTTCCAGCAGTATCTAAAAATTCTGCTCCTATAAATTCTCCTCTTGCAGAAGAATAATTATCTGTTTGTGAAGTAACCCTAGTTCTATTACCAGCAGCATCACCTTGGACTAAAATTGATCCAGCCTTAAAAATACCAAAACCTAATCTATTTGCTGTTTCCATACCCATTGTTGCATTTACTCGTATAAGTATTTTATTACTTGCACTTGAAGGAGTAATAGTAGCAGCCATGGCAGCAGGAGTATAAGTAGCAGTTGCAGTATCATTAGAAAATACATCAGTTTTAGTCGTTGATACTACTTGTAGAATTTTACCAGCGTTTGACAAGTTAGAAATAGTTGTACTTCCATCACTAGCTAAAACAATATTGTTAGACCCAGAGGAAGCATGTTTAATGTTTGTTGTGCTTAAAGTTGCCATTATGTTAGTGCTCCTATAGCTGTAATGCCTATTTGTGGCATTGTTAAATTAGTGCTATTAGCATATCTAGGCTTATGAATTTGAACTTCATGGTTTGCACTAAATTCTTTAAACTGCATTTTTATTGTTTTTGCACTTGTCCATGATGCAACCCGACCATCTGTTGTGTTTGCAGTTCCACCAATATTAAATGTATGAGTAAAATAACATAAATCATCAAATCCCATATCAGTTCCAGAAGCAGTAAATCTACTATTATCAATAAGCGTTCCGTCTAGTAATAATTGAAAATGTCCTATAGCTGCTGTATCAGGTGAACCACCAATTTGAAATTGAAATGTATATATGACTTGTTTTGCACCTGACGGGGGAACGTAACTTATAGATGATCCATTCATATCTGCCATACTGCCTGTAGCATTTTGAACCCCTGTTACAGTTTCAACAGTAGTACTTCCCTGATTAAGAGTAAAACTTGAACCATCACAAGGACTTTGGAACATTTCCAAAACTTGCATACCACTTGAATTACCAGCCGAACCGAAAGATAATTGACCACTACCGTTTGTAGTAAGAACCTGTCCATTTGTACCATCAGCTACTGGTAATGAAAGTTCAACAGCTGCATTACCAGTTGTACTGGCTGGTCCTTTGATAGCAACTGTTCCTCCACCGCCGTCTGCGGTTAATTTTAATTGACTCATGCTGCTACCTCCATAACTTGAATCCAAGAAGATCCTCTTACCGTAGAAGTATCGTTTGTATCAGAATGAAATCTATTAATATAAATAGTTCTAGTGTTACTACTAACATTATAATAAATTACTCTATAGGTAAGTTCATCAGTACTTCCAGCTGTATCTAAGTAATGAAAGTTTTGTGGTGAAATATGATAAGTACTCTGTTGATAAATAGAAGTAATAACTTCAAGTCTATTACCATCATCTGCACCGTTGGCAGCAGTAATATTAGCAAAAGATCCTGACCCTGTTTTCTTTTGTAAAACAACAGGATTATTATTTACTTGGTTAGAAGTTGTGTAACAGGTACTAGCTAGTATAAAAATTTTACTAGAAGCACTTGCTGGTGTTATAGATACCTGTATATTTGCTCCATCCCAATGACTTCTAGCTGATGTACTTTGTGAAGCAGTATCGTTTCTACCGCCTTGCTTGATTTGAAGAATTTTACCTGTATCTATACCAGATAAATTACTTCCACTAAAAGTTGTTGCGGTTACTAAACCGCTTGTTCCGTTTATAGTTACTGGCATATTAAATAATTGTCCATGTCTCGCCAGAACCTACAGTCACTGTAGCTCCTGAGTTTACTGTAATAGGCCCAAACGTACCAGCGTTGTGATTATTACTAATCGTGTAGCTGGTAGTTACTGTAGTGCCATTTTCCCAAAAAATTTTGTCCGACCCAACGCCTGCTGCACCAGCACTAGCTTCAGCCCATGTAAGGCCACCAGCTGCACTAGATTTAGCAGTTAGTACATAATCATTTGTAGGAGTATTGTCTATATTAAGATCGGCTTCTTTGATAGTACCATCTTTGATACCGTCTCCACCTGTTATTTTTGTTAATGCCATTATGCTGCTACCTCCTCTGCTGTAATACTAGAACTATATCTATGACCTGTGGAAGCGTTACTATCGTTATAACTTCTATTAACTACAATAGTATTACTATTACCATTCTTATTAGCTATTTGTACTTTATAAGTCACAGAATTAGTAGTATTTGGTGAATCTAAAAATTGTATATTAGCTGTTGAAATTCCATTATCATCAGAAATACTATATAAAACACCAAAAGCTGCGTTTCTACTACCTACATCTGTAGCATTACCTATCAATGTACTGTCACGCAATAAACGAACTGGTGCCCGTGACTGATTAGCTCTACCACTTCCAGTAACATTAACAGTCACTAATATTTTACTAGAAGTAGAAGAAGGTGTTATATCTACACTTAAACCAGTAACATCAGTAAAAGTATTACTTGTTGTTGTAAATGTATCAGTTTTTGTTGTTGAAACAACTTGAAGAATTTTACCAGCAGTAGCTGTTGTAGCTACTGTGCCGTTTACATCTGGCAAAGTTAAAACTCTATGTGCACCACCAGATGTTGATGCTGGAGCTTGTAAGGATACTGACCCAGAGGTAGATCCAACTAATTTTACTGTCATGATGCTATCTCCATTACAGTTATAGAATTTGAAGAACAACCAGAATAGTTTGATGCTGTTGCTGAATACCCTGTTCTACCTAAATATAGAGTTGAACTTTGTTGTCTTCTCCATTGCAATTTATAATTAACAGCAGAGGTGGTATTTGGTGAATCAAGAATAATAAATGGAACATCATGATAATCATAATAACCATTACCAGAAGACCAGTTCAATAATTGAGTAAATGAAGCATGATTTCCTCCTGTACCGTTGCCTATTGCAGTAGCAGTACCACCAACAGTTCTTATCATTTGAAGATATGCTTCCTCATCTATTCCTGATACTCTCATTGCTACTTGTACCAAAATCTTACTAGACGTAGCACTAGGAGTTATGTTTACATTAAATCCTGATATGTCAGTATAAGTTGCAGAAGTTGTGCTTTGAGCACCTGTAAGGACTGTTGATTGAATTTGAAGAATTTTACCGCCAACTCCTGTTGCAAAATTAGCACTTTGTATAATTCCGTTTGGTAAACCACCAGCGGATATACCGGTTACTGTGCCAGACCCGTTTAATGTAATTGGCATAATTTATACAATTGTCCAGTTTTCTCCAGTACCAATAGTTACAGCTACGCCACTATTGATGGTCACAGGGCCAGCACTCATTGCGTTTGTATTGTTAGTAATGGTATAATTGGTCGTTACGGTTTGACCATTTTCATAGAAGATTTTGTCAGTTCCTCCACCTGTTGCTCCAGCTGCTGCTGTTACCCACTCCATACCATTAGCTGTATAGCCAAGTATTTTGTCAGTTCCAGAAGGAGCTGCATGTATATCTAGTTTTGCTTCTCCTATACTATCGTCTGCTAGCTTACTACCAGCTATTGCTGCTGAAGCATTTATGTCAGCATTGACAATAGTACCATCTACAATCTTAGCAGATGTAACTGTGTTGTCACTAGGAGTACCAATACTTAGTGCTGTTCCGAGGGTGAGAATAAAGAAATCAGAACCACTAGCAGGGGCACTGGCAAATATAATGTCATTACCGTCAATAGCAAATCCTTCGCTTGGGCTGGTTCCACTATTAGGTTTCTGAATGACTCCATTGACGCTAACAATATGTCCTTGTGCATTTGCTCCCGGATTAGATAATGTAAATCTTGTAGCAGAACCGTTAAAGGTTGCACTACCACCGCCTGTACCACTAGAGCTAGACAGTGTATTTATTTGTATGTTGTAAGAGCTTGCTGGTAAGTTAGTTAAGTTTGCTCCACTAACTGCTGGCAAGGTTGCAGGGAATCTAGCGTCAGGAATAGTTCCAGATGTTAAATTACTAGCACTTAAAGCTGTTAAATCTACAGCAGCCCAACTAAGATTACCATTAGTGTCGGTTTTTAAAAACTGACCATTAACAACATTGTTTGGAAATGTAAGAGTATAACTTGCAGCTGCACTATGAGGTGGTGATTTTAACTTTATACCATGACTGTTTGCTTCACAGTTTAGTTGTAAAGTACCACCAGTACCAGAACCTTTTATCTCTATAACACCAGTACCGTTAGGGTTTAGCTTTACGTTACCATTAGTTGTGCTAGTAGTAATCTCATTGGTCTGTACGTCTAAGTTGCCACCAAGTTGTGGTGACGTATCGTCTACAACATCTGAGCTAGTTGCTGTAACAGTAACAAACTCAATAGCATTACCGCTAGAGTTTACTTTTAAGGTTTTGCCTGCTGCACTACCAAAGTTTGCAGGGGTATCAGATAGTCCTGTAAAAGTAGAGCTACCTCCACCTCCTCCTCCACCGCTATCATCAGCGATGACAAACTTAGATGTAGAACTATCATACTTTAATATTTTACCGTTTGCTGCACCTGATGTATTTACGTCAGTTAGATCGTTTAGAGTGCTAGGTATACTAGGCTTGTTAAGTATTACAGCATCACCAGATGTAGCATTAAAGTCAGATTGTACGTTGACTTCAGCTCCAGCTGCTATGCCATTCAGTTTTGCATGGTCTGCATCAGTAAAGACATTACTATCAGTTGCAGCTTCTACTGCTGCTCTTATCTCAGCGTTAGTCTGGTCGCCAGTAGCTCCAGACTCTATTGCGTTGAGTTTTGTATGGTCTGCGTCTGTAAATACGTTACTGTCAGTTGCACTCTCTACAAGTGTACGTATTTCGGCAGCTGTTTGGTCTGCGGTGGCTGCGGTTTCAATACCGTCTAGTTTTACTTTGTCAGCAGCAGATATAAAACCTTTTACTGTTGTTGTAGAGCTAACTATGTTTTGCTCTTCTTGTGCAGCAAATAATAACTGTTTCTGATTATTATTTAAGTCTTCTGCTTTGACTGATGCCCCTGCTGTATATGTAGCTTTTGCAGCATCTACACTTGTATCACGAAAAATACGTATAGCTGCTGGACTAGCTGGTATGTTACCAGAAGTAAATACAACATTACCACCACCTGTTGTAGTGTAGCTAGTAATATTGTAATGTGTACCTGACGATTTTAGTACTTCGTTTACGGTTACTTTTATGTCAGATTCTTGAATGGAGGGAAAAGAAAACGCCTTAGTCGCATTTCCATCCCCAGTATAGTCTACGAATGTTGTTGCCATTTATTTGTATATGTTGAGGAGGTTTGCTGTTGTATCTCGTTTTTGTAGTTTAGCAACCCTTCTTGCACGTTGCTCTTGTATGAGTTTCTGTACTTCTTGTTGCTGACTAACTTTAGCCCAAGCCATTCTACGAGCTTCTTGCATAATTTTGTCTATAGCCCTGTTGTGTGCGTAATCTCTAGCATCAAAATCACCACGTCTACCTGACTTTATATCTTTATACATTTCTTCCATAGAAGCTAGCATTGCAGGGTTTTTTGCCATTTTATTTAGTTTTAACTCTAGGTTTAATCTACCTATAGCTTGCTGAAACAATGATCTAATTCTTGGATCATCTGATAGGTTTGTACCGTCAGGAGCGTAGTATGTAGACTGTCTAAGATCATAACCGCTGTTAAATAAAAATTGTCTACCTTCGCTTTGCTCTAGGTTTAAACTTATAGGGCTAACTGCATTATATGCTCTAGTTAAAAAGTCCCAATCTTTAAGAGGTTTACCATTAAGTAAATCATATTTAAGAGTTAAAGCTCCCGACCCAGCAAGATTTTCTGAAAGTAAGTTACGGTTACGTATAGACTGTATAACACCTGAGTTTATTTCACGCATGTATGGAGTAAACAATCTACCTAGCTCGTTACGTAAACCAGCTAATGGTACTTGGTTGTTTGCAAGTCCAGCTACGATACGTCCAGCTTGGCCGGGTCTACCACCAAATAGGTCAACAAAAGACTGTATACCGGCTAAGTATGACTTACTTGTTACTGCCTGAGCTACAACAAGAGCTATTTTACCTAACTGATTTTCTGTCCATTCTTCACCCATAAGTTCGCTAGCGTCACCTACGTCAGCTATTGTAGACATAATAAGGTTAAATGGTTCAAAGTTATCATAACCTATACGTACAGCACCAAGCTTTATAGTTCTAGGCTCCCATTTACCATCTATCCACATCTGTCTTTTTTGTCTATCTACTGGGCCGTTACCGTTAAGATCACCACGCATCCAAGCTTGTGCAGCCATAAATACTACAGCTGAACCTATTGCTAATCTACCGGTTTGTAAAGCACGTGCATTAGCTAGCTCTTCTGCTGTGTTTATACCATACTTAGATACACTACCTAAATCGTTAGGGTTAGCAAATGCAATGTCGTTAAACTCTTTAACTAAGAAGTTAAAACCCGGTGTATACTTACCTGTTAAAGCAAGCCCGTTGACACCTGTTCTAGCAAACAAAAAGAATGGTTTAGCTAGAGGTGCAGCACTAAATACATCGTTTAAGCCTTTTGCAAAGCCTGTAAGTTCTTGTGTAAGTGTTACTTCTTTACGTGCAAATTTAGCAGCTTCATCTACAAGATTACCGTTTGCATCAAATACCTGAGCATAAAAGTCATCTTCGTACGCTCGCATTAATTTTTTATTTATCTCAGGTAGCTCTATGCCGTTGCCTTGCATGTCAAGTACACGTCTCATAGCTTTTTCACGCATCTTAGCTCTACCTAAAATAAACGCAAACGAATCATCAGTAGCAGCCATAAGCTTTGTAGAGTATGTTAAAAGATTAGTGTTGTTAGCCTGCCTTGCTAAGTTTGCAAGACGAAATGCAGCTTTCTCACCATCTGTAGCTCTACCGCTATCTTCTGCCCATCTACGTAATACTTCCCAGTTGTCATCGCCCTGTGTAAACTCTGTAAAACGTGTTTTTATATCTCTTAAATCTCCAGCCCAATATGCGTTTAACTTAGTTCTAAACAGGTCAAACGACTCTGGTATAGCTTCTATCATAGCATTTACAGCTGCTAAACTAGATTTTAGTGTGTTAACGTCGCCATCAAACGGATAACGTATTGCAGCTCCTAACGCTGTAGATAAAGGTCGCAAGAATGTTGCAGTAGATGTACCCATAATAGCTCGAACTGGTGTTTTAGGGCCAGACAGTATACTATGACTCATAACTGCTTCTAACTCACGTATCAACGCACCTGTTCTTGCAGGGCTACTTTCATCTAATTTTCCACCTTTTAACACTGTACGAGCCCACTGGTCAAAGTCATCGAGTGTGTTTACATTTTTCATCATAGAAAAAGCTTCAAACACAGCCATCAACATATTGTCATCAGGGTCGTCTTTTGCTATTTTTAGTACGGATAGTATAGAATCTTTAGCATCTTGCATTTCACTTTTTAGTGCTGCATCTACCTGAGCCTTTCTTGATTTGCCTGCACCCAATGCTCTAAATGAGTCAGACTTTATAAATCTTGCTTTTTTAGTTTCATATAATGCTGTAAGCATAGTATCTACTACTTGCTTAGCAGGGCCATCTATATCTTGTAAGTCTACTAGGTCTGCTATTTCTCTACCAGACGTACCTAGATCTCGTAATTGTTTTAGTAGCGTACCTTGTACTAAATCAGCAATAACCACATTTTTAGAAGTCCAGTTTTCTATGCCATCAATAACATCATTGGTTTCATACAACTCTTTTAGATACTCTTGTGGTGACATATCTATAGGGTTTCTGCCTTGTGTTATTCTTTGATGACCTTCTACAGCTTCTCTAAACGTAGCTGCTAGAGCTTTTCTATCACCCTTAGCTGCTTGTAGTTCTTTAGCAAACTTCTCGCTACTCATCA